TCCTGTTTGGTTTGATCAACGACCGCGCGCGCATGTTCGCGTCGGGCGTGGTGGGAGCCCCGTTTTTCCCGGTATGCGACGAACTGCAAATGTACGCGCCGCAAGGGATGAAGATCGTTCCAGCAGCGCTCCTACATGCGTTAAAGGAGGCCGGTTGGGTCGATATGGGCCGGTTGTCGTCGCGTGAGTTTCAGACTAAGAAACACGTATTCTGCGCCCCTGAGAAACGCAACACTAACAAGTCAGACCTACGGCGTGCTATCGAAAAGGGTTCAAAGGTTGAAGATAATCGCCAGTAGTGCGGCCAGCAGGGCCGCGAAGACTATGAGCATACCTCCACGCTGTCGACGCCTTCCGGTACGCTCACGCGCCCGCTAAGGGCGTCGTAGAACCCCTTCAAGTTGTCGTCGCCGTAGGGCGGCGGCGTTTTAAAATTCCGGCGGTTGCTGTTGAGCGCGTAGTACTCGCGCACATACGCGGCCGTTGTCATGTCTGCGCCGAATTGCGGGTAAGAACGTTTCTCCGCGCCCTTGGATTTCACGGGTTTGTGTTTGCCGGTGATCTTAACGGCCAGCGCCTGGATGGCCAGCACGCGGCCCAGCGACGCCAGCGTATACGCGGTGCCGTTGATTTTTAGATAGTGTTTCATGGGTTCGCCTCAAAAAACGCGGTTGAAAATCCAAGTGGTGTCATGCTGGCACCATAACCCGGCATGTACTGATCCTTTTTTTGGCGCCTATTTCACGCGCAGCAATTCCGGCTGCGTTGTACGTTTGCCTTTTAGAGCCCGTGCGACTGGTGTAGCCTGTAGGTGCGTCACCATCAATTTCCGTTACTCGCACGACCTGCGCCATACCGGGACTAATCTGGTTAGCTTGGGCGGTGATTGTTACTGATCGCCAGCCAGCCTGCGTGAAAACGGATGCAGTGTATTCAATGATCATTACATTCTCCAAAAATAGATAATAAAAGGTAGGCCAAATAATGCCGCGCCAATGATGGCGTGAAATAGGGTTTTCATGTGTCATTTTCCGCGTATTTATATGCGTCAACGGGGAATCTAGTTTCTAAACCCATCGATTGAAAAGACTTCAAACCCTGATAAACCGCATCATCTTTTGAATCCGCAGTAACGGAAATTCCCTGATTGGAGAATTCCCCGATTGCGCCAATTTGGCGCGTTTCAAATACGACAAACCACGGCATGTTTTGTTCCTGGTTAAGTTACTGACGACATGATGACGCGCCAATGAGCGCGTGAAATAGGGTTTTCACCACGCGCGCGCGCCAAGCGCTTGATGTCGCTTGAGGATTGATACCGCGCGGCGTGGCACCGCAACCGTGCCATTGACGGCACAATAAATATTGTCCGACAGTGGACCCGCGCGGACGTTGCAGTCGCGCCCTAATGGCGTCCGGACACCATACTCATTTATGAGTATTGCGCGCAAGCGCGCCAAGCGCGCCAAACGCTTTTGCTGCGTTTGGGTGTAGTGATTTTTGTACATAGTGCTCTTACCCTCTTAAAGTTATGGTTTGCAATAGTGCGCGCCCTACTGCCCAGCACGCTGGGCAGTAAGAAATCACTACGCCGACACCAGCATAATTACGCGCCGAGCATGGCCGGCAGCATGATCGGCAATCACGACATCTTTGGCTTGTTTGCTGGTGCCACCACACAGCATGCAAGTGGCGCATGTTGCCTTGCGCCCACCTTCAGCACTAGCGGGGCAAATGACTTCGTTTGGCTGTTTGTCTACGCCGGTGGACACGCGGAATACCCGCATACCGTACAAATTAGCCAGGGCAGCTTGATCTACAGTATCAGCGGATGCCATGACTAGCGGTGCCCATGCAGCATGGTCGAAACCTTTGGTCTGCCATTGATGCGAGTAACCCGCACGGGCGAACACGTAACGTGACACACGTTGCCATGTTGCGACTGGTGCCGCAGCCGGATCACCATAAATGCCAATGCGGAGGGATTTACCCGCTAGCGCTAGCGCTATCGTTTCTAGGTCGGCCCGGACGTACCGGCCGCGTCGATATGCTTTGTAGACTGCCAGCACTGACTTGCCGACCTGTACGTAACATGGTGGCCGGCCGGTTTTTCTTGCTTTGATCGGACGATGCTCACACTGGCCGCAAACGGATTCATCGTCGCCGGTTTGCAATGCCTGAACCGGATCAATGTCCGAACGAATGATGAAACTTTGGACGATTGCGCCCGTCTTGCCGTTTTTAGAACCGCCGTTGATCTTGTTGATGATCACGACAATTGGCGCGCCATCGATTTCCGATGGTCCTTCGTATGCGATATAGCCTAAGATTTTTGCCATATCAGGCAATCAGGCTGAGTGCGGCCGCATCGGCGAACACTGCAACGCGCAAGGCAATCAAACACTGCGCCAACGCAGCTACGGAAATACCGTAGTACGCGGCTACATCGGTGCATGCGTCGACGGCGCGCCGTTGCGCGTATACGCGGGCGTATCCATATGCGGAGAGAATGTCCGGGTGAAGCATGATGTTTCCTTTGGTGTAGTGAGACTCTAATGTAAAAGATTTTATTGCAGACTATTGTCACATGCGCGACACCTACAGAATGTAGGCACCGATGTGGGCGTGTTGTCGGCTATGCGGCTTTGATGCAGTCCCCCAATGGGGGAACACTGTTGTCGGCTATGTGGGTAGTGGATTGTTATCTTTAAAAGGAAAAATATACATATATAAGTAAGTACTTATATTAACGGACTACGGACGCTGTCGACTTAAAACCGACAAAAATATAGCCGACACTGCCGACATCTTAGGATTGGGCTCGGCGCAGACTAGCCAACGCAGATACCCGACTCATGTTGGCTATGCCGACAATGCCGACATCTAACGGCAGTATGCGACTCATGTTGGCTATGCCGACACTGCCGACATCTACGGACGGTATGCGACTCATGTTGGCTATGCCGACAATGCCGACATCCATGCAGGCATCCGACTCGTGTCGGCATAGCCGACCAGGCCCCCCCCAGGGCCAGGCCGACAGGGCCAGCGGCTACGGAGTGTTCGCAAACAAATTTTTTTTAATATAAACTCACCGCACACGCCTCTGGCGCAGGAGAACAAATGTTCAAGTCAATGCCTCTCACGATCCGGCACGTCAAAGCCACAGAGTCGCGCTTACAGGCGATATACGATGCTGCCAAACTTGGCCTCAAAGGCGACACGTTGGCGCTGGCGTCAGGGATGCGGCCAGAGGAGTACCGGCACCTGTGTCAGTTTGACTCCCTAGCGGAGATGGCCGCAATCAAGGGCAAGGCCGATGGAGAGCGCGAAATGGCTGACCTCCTGCACGACGCCGCCCGAGCGGGCGATGCCAAGGCGGCGCTTGAGATACTCAAGCACCAGCACGGTTGGGTCGCCAAGCAGTCCATCTCGGTGGACATCGACCAGCGCATATCCATCACGCAGGCGTTGGCTGACGCTGAACTGCGGGTCATAGAAGTAATTGATGCAGTCCACCAAATACAGCGCTGAAGACGAACAGGGGTTAATGTCGCGGTTGTGGGCTCCGCGCATTAAGGACAACCCGCTTAACTTTGTAGCGCTGGTATTCCCGTGGGGCGTCAAGGGCACGCCGCTGGAGAACTTCAAGGGGCCACGCAAGTGGCAGCGCGAAGTGCTGCAAGATATTGCCACGCACATCGAACAGAACAAGGGCCGATTAGATTTCGACGTAATGCAAGCCGCCATCTCATCCGGGCGGGGTATCGGCAAGTCGGCGCTGGTGAGTTGGATCACGATCTGGATGTTGTCAACCCGCATTGGCTCGACGACCGTCATCTCGGCAAACTCCGAGTCCCAACTGCGCTCCATCACCTGGGCTGAGATTACCAAGTGGCTGGCGATGTCGCTTAACTCGCACTGGTTTGAAGTCTCAGCCACTCGCGTCATGCCCGCCAAGTGGCTGACTGAACTGGTCGAGCGGGACTTGAAGAAGGGCACCAGGTACTGGGGCGTCGAGGGGCGGCTATGGTCAGCGGAGAATCCAGACGCTTTTGCGGGTGTGCATAACTACGACGGGGTGCTGGTCATCTTCGATGAGGCCAGCGGTATTGATGACGCCATCTGGGCGGTGACGGGAGGGTTCTTTACAGAGAACACGCCTAACCGGTTCTGGCTGGCGTTCTCCAACCCGCGCCGCAACACGGGGTACTTCTACGAGGCGTTTAATAGCAAGAGGGCGTTTTGGCAGACACGGGTGGTGGACGCCCGGACGGTGGAGGGGACGGACAAGGCGGTGTATGAGCGCATCATTCAGGAGTATGGGCCGGATTCGAGCCAGGCGCACGTTGAGGTGTACGGGATGTTTCCGAGTGCGGGGGACGACCAGTTCATATCCAGCTTGATAGTGGACGAGGCCATGAAGAGGGAAAAGTACAAGGACTTGAGTGCGCCGATTATTATTGGCGTGGACCCGGCGCGGTTTGGGGCTGATGCGACGGTGATTGCGGTGAGGCAGGGGCGGGACATTGTGAACATTACAAGGTACAGGGGGGATGACACGATGACGGTGGTGGGGTATGTGATTGATGCAATAGATGAGTACAAACCGACGCTCACCGTCATCGACGAAGGCGGGCTGGGCGCGGGAATAGTGGACAGGTTGAAGGAGCAGCGGTACAAGATCAAGGGGGTGAACTTTGGAAACAAGTCCAAGAACCCTATCATGTACGGCAATATGCGGGCGCAAATGTGGGGTGAGATGAGGGAGTGGCTGAAATCTGCTAGTATTCCGACCGACAGGTTTTTGAAGACGGACTTGATTTCGCCTAAGATGAAACCTGATTCACGGGGTACGATCTTTTTGGAGAGCAAGAAAGAGATGAAAGCACGGGGGTTGGCATCACCAGACGCAGCGGACGCGATATGCGTGACGTTTGCGTTCCCTGTGGCGCATAGAGAGTACACTGAGCCAACTCGGCGCTATAACGCGCAAGGTGACGGGATGCATACTTCATGGATGGGGAGTTAAATGGCAAAGGTATCTCTCAGTATTGGTCGCGGTGAGAAGCGCCCTACATCGCAGGGTGCGGGGTTGACTGCCAAGGGGCGGGAGAAGTACAACGCAGCTACTGGGTCGAACTTGAAGCCGCCAGCCCCGAACCCCAAGACCAAAGCCGACGAGGGGCGCAAGGCTAGTTTTTGTGCAAGGATGGGCGCAGTAGCGGCCAACGCCAAGGATGGCGAACGTGCCAAAGCCGCTCTTAAACGATGGAAGTGCTGATATGGCTATCAAACCTGGACTTTACGCAAACATCAACGCCAAGCAAGACCGCATTGCGGCTGGTAGTAAAGAGAAGATGAGGAAGCCCGGCACGCCTGGCGCACCTACTGCCAAGGCTTTCAAAGAGTCTGCCAAGACGGCGAAGAAGAAGTAACCATGCCTCTTGTTAAGTCACCAACCCCTAAAGCCTTTCGTGAAAACGTCAAGGCCGAGGTCAAGGCCGGTAAGCCGGTCAAGCAGGCAGTGGCAATTGCTTATGCGGTCAAGCGCGGTGCAGCTAAACCGATGATGAAGAAAAAATAATGGTTGATCAAACGGGCATGGTTGCGGTGGGCAATGTCGCCAACGGTGGTGGCAAGAAGGACGACGACTCAAGCGTACTGGCTACCGCACGAAGCCGTTTGGACATGGCGATATCGGCGTTGTCTGAGTCTCGCGAGGACGAGATTGACGACCTGAAGTTCTACGCTGGTAGCCCCGACAATCGGTGGCAGTGGCCTGCCGATGTGCTAGCGACCCGTGGAGCGGTGCAGGGGCAGACCATCAACGCACGGCCATGCCTGACCATAAATAAACTGCCCCAGCACGTTAGGCAGGTAACCAATGACCAACGACAGAACCGTCCAACTGGCAAGGTTATTCCAGCCGACGACAAGGCCGACGTTGCCGTCGCCGAAGTCTTCAACGGCATGGTGCGGCACATTGAATACATATCGGATGCGGATGTCGCTTACGACACCGCTTGTGAGAACCAAGTCTCCTACGGAGAAGGCTACATCCGAATCCTGACCGAGTATTGCGACGACAACACGTTCGATCAGGACATCAAGATCGGGCGGGTACGCAATTCTTTCTCGGTGTACATGGACCCGGCCATCCAAGACCCCTGCGGCGCAGACGCCAAATACTGCTTTGTTACCGAAGACATCCGCAAAGAAGACTACCAGCGGATGTACCCCGATTCAGCGCCCATCACGACACTACAAACGCTCGGGGTGGGTGACCAAAACTTGTCGCAATGGTTAAACGAGGACACGATCCGCGTTGCTGACTACTATTACGTTGACTACGACAAGGCCACGCTCAATTTGTACCCTGGCAACGCTACGGCGTTTGCTGGGACACCTGAAGACAGGCAGTTGAAGGCTATCTACGGCAAGCCAAAGAAAAGCCGCGAGTCCGATCGGCCCAGAATCAACTATTGCAAGATCAACGGGTACGAGATATTGGAAAAACGCGAGTGGGCGGGTAAGTACATCCCGGTTGTGCGCGTTGTGGGCAACGAATTTGAGGTCGATGGCCGCTTGTACGTGTCTGGCATCGTGCGAAACGCCAAAGATGCCCAGCGGATGTACAACTACTGGGTGTCCCAAGAGGCAGAGATGCTGGCGTTGGCCCCCAAAGCACCATTTATCGGCTATGGTGGGCAATTTGAGGGTTACGAGAACCAGTGGAAGACCGCCAACACGACCAACTGGCCGTATTTGGAGGTAAATCCAGACGTTACAGACGGCGCTGGCACTACGCTGCCACTACCACAGCGTGCCCAGCCTCCGATGGCCTCCAGCGGTCTTTTACAGGCTAAGGCGGGGGCATCTGAGGACATTAAATCGTCTACGGGGCAGTACAACGCATCTTTGGGCATGACATCGAACGAACGCAGCGGCAAGGCTATTCTTGCTAGGCAGCGCGAGGGCGATGTGGGGACTTACCACTTTGGTGACAACCTGGCGCGTGGTGTGCGGTATCTAACCCGCCAACTGGTGGACCTGATCCCCAAGATT